GAAAGTACTTCTTTAATGATATCTTTCTTTTTAGGAATCATGAGCTTAACTCTTTTAGTTTATGTGCTACTTTTAACAATCTTTCAGAGATTTTTCCAAAACGTTGTTGTGTTGATTTCCAATATTGTCCCGTATGTACCCCAGCCTCAGTTTTTAACTTTGTATTCTGATTAACTATACGTTCCATTTCGAACATCATACGATTTATTTTTTTGATAGAGTCGTTTACCTTTTGGTAATCTTTTCTAGTATCATCTTTTTTATATTCTTTATAAGATATTTCATTTATCTTAGCTTCTAGCTTACGTTCCAAAGATTCCATTGTTTTAATGTTCTTTTTAGATTTTTTAGATTTTTTATAACCTAAAACTTCAATATGGTCATTATCTAACTTATCTTCATCATCATCTTTAGCAAATGCGTTTGGAGTTTTAACAGGACCTTCGCCGCCATCCATATTTCCAGTAACATTAGTTTCTTCTATCTCTTCAAACTTCTCTGATATTTCTTTTAGTAAACTTTTCATTAAAATGCCTTTTTTAATTCAGAGTATAATTCGTTATATCGCAATAATGATAAAATCTGAGATTCTGTGATGGTTTTTGATGATTTTACTTTTGAAATCAACTTTACAACTTCCGTTATCTTAATTTTAGTAACCTGGTCGGTTATTTTTATTAAGTTTATATTTTTTGTAAGTAAGTTACACTCTCTTATAACAAAACTCTTTAATTTTTTAGAATTATCAACTGAATTTATGTATTCTTTTAAAATACCACGCTGCTTATCGGATAAATGTGTATATTTGTTGTTAAAATTATCTACTAACATCTTCCAAGCAAGTAATCTAACCTCTTTAGGTTGTTTTGAGTACTCTTCGTTGATAGTTGCAATAATAGGGTCAGTACTTTGGGATTTACCTGTTAGGTGTTCCATCAATGTAGATTTACAATCGACATATTCCTTTGGGTTTTCAGAATTTAAGTATTCAAATAGTTTATAGATGGATGCGTTCTCTTTATAGTTACTAACTCTATAATTAAAAAAGTCTTCCAATACAAAATTAGATTTAATATCTTTAATTAAGTTGTATTTTTGCTTACTTAATGTAGATACGGTTAACTTATTTCGTTCTTTAAGAATAATATTCAAAAACTCACTAGCTTTATACTCAGAGTCGAATGATTCCTTTATAGCAGATTGATATAATCTTAATTCTTTTGCCAATTCTGAATTCTTACCAAAGTGTTCTCTGATAATATCAGTTGCTTTTGAATCTTTGTTATTCAATGTGTCGGTCGCAATTTGTCTAACAAGTAATTCAAATAGAATACCTGTATTTTTAAACTTACTATGCTTTAATTTTTTCATCCGTTCCTTATAGTTTGGTAGAATAACCCATACAGTTGGTTATAAATATATTAATTATTAGAATCCAATATATTATTTTCATCTAATAGTGATATATTATCAGTTTCTTCTTCAATTTTAAGAGATTCTGCTATAATACCCTTACTTTTAATCTTACTTTTCATTTTCGATAACATTGAGTTCGTAGATTCTTTGTTAACCACTTCGTTTGCGTTATATCCTCTTGATGGAGCTTCTGGTTTAATAGAAATGCTTTTATTTCCGAGAGGGTCTCTACCAAATGTTGATTTATCTTTCCCATAGGTATTACCTTCTTTAGGTCTACCAGCACCTTCCCATCCACCATCAGGTGTTTCAGATTCAAATTGTGGTTGAGATTCTTCGCCTGGTTGCTGGTTTGCTGTTGCAAGGTCATGTGGTGTACCGAATGATTCGCCTGTTTTAACTGGGTCATTACCTTCACTTTCAATCTGCTCTTGTCTGAATCCTAATTTAAGGTCATTTATAACCCGCAGTTGCTCAGTCTTCCATTCATCATCACTCATATTGAAAATGTTTTTATACATCCATTCTTGTGATACCATTTTAAGGTCTTTTAAATCTCGTACTAATGAAGCCTTCTCACTCCAAAGGTTTGCTTTCTCTTGCTCATATATAATAGATGGTGTAGTTAACTCTAATTCAAAGTTTACCAATTCAGCATCCTCATATCCTTGTGAGTATAAGTGAACAATTGCAATCTTAGTTAATTCTGATAATACAATCTTTTGAATTCTTTCAACTGAACGAGCGAATCTAATGTCTTGTTGTGCTAATGTAGATTTACCTTCAACACCTTCTTCGTATCCAATAAATGCTTTTGGAACTTTAAGAGCTGCCATCATTCGGTTCTTTAAGTATTCGATATCATCGATACCACCAAACTCCATGCCGCTAAGAGAATCAATCTCAGTACCACTTTGCCCACCCCTTACAGGTAGATAATAATCCTCTAGCATATTCTGCATATTGAATTTTAAGTTGTACTCACCAGTCGCTTCATCCACATAAGGAACTTTCTTCATTTGGTCAATGATGTTTGCCATATACGAATCAACTTCTGCTGGTGGAATATTTCCAATATCAATTTTGAATATTCTCTTTTCAGGTGCTCTCATAATTCTATGAATCATCATTGCATCTTCCATAAGAACTAATTGCTTCCAAGTCTTTCTTGCACCTTCTAATAAAGAACGCCCATAAGGTAGGAAGTTTGTGTCAGTTAATAATCTGAAATGTGCTACTTGAAATGACTCTAAGTACTTAGTTGAGTTTCTTTGAGATAGAGCTGATGTGTTATGTTCATCTACTTCAAATCGTACTGAGTATGGGTTATCTAAATCGTAACCTTCTTCTCTTCGAGTTTCGTAAACTGATAATGGTTGTGCATTTACTACGCCTAATTCATCATCGATATCTAAATGTAAATAGTAATCACCGTATTTGTTCATACCTCTAACCCAGCCCCAAAGATTGAATTCAATATTCAATACATCGTAAAATAGGTTGTGTAATGTTTTCTTTAATTTTTCATCAGATGATTTAATTCTAATAACATCACCCATATCATTTTTAAGGGTCGATTCATCTGAATATATATCTAGTATAGATGAAATAATCGAATCCTTATCCATTGATTCATAATCAGTATATAATTCTAATTTGTTTGAATGGTAATTAAATCGTTCGTTGGAACTTTGCCAATTCTTTCTTGAGTTTGCTCCATGCAGTCTACCATATCTATCGTAATGTGCAGACCCTTGCTTATTACCATCACTTTGCAATCTTGATGAATCGACTACCTTTAGCTTATTCTTACCAACACGCCGTACAACGACTTGTGTTGAGAATAATTTCTTTAATTTACCGAATAATGAATTATCTGCCATAATTATGTGTTTATATACTACTTACAATCTATAAATATACGAAAAATATTTAATATATCCAAATTTATCTTTACAAATTTTTAAAAATAACTAATCTAATAGCCACCCTATATCCTCATCACCTTTCCCAGTGTTAAGTTTCCAAGCTTTCTGAGCTTGAGCTGATGAAGTTTTGAAAACCCCTGAGTTTTTAGATGTTAATGATAATGCTTTTCTATTTAATTCGATTCCTTGCTGTCTTAATTTTAATGCGGTATCTCTAACCCACAATGCTGTTGAGAATGATATAGTTAAATCATCGTTATAACCCTGCTGAGCCTCTGCTCTACTTCCATTCCAAATGAATACAAACAGTTCCTCTATCAATCGCTTAGAACGTATGATAGGGGTTCGTTCTCTCATATAAGTATCTAGCTTAGATATAACCAACGGTCGGGTTCTACTTGTCATTGAGAATCCTGGAACCATCTGAGATTTATCTTTTAAATCAAATCCCTTATTCAAATGAATATCGTTATCAACATATCCTAAATCTCTGTATGAATAATATAAATTGGTGTAACCTCTATCGATTGCTTCTTGAATTACAGCCCATCCGATGTTTGCGTTTTCAATTACTAATAATGCATCATTCCATTCGGTTGCTACGTTAACTAACATTCTACCGTAATCTTTAGTATCTATCTTACCTTTGTATTCTGCTACTTGCTCTACCGATTCTATATCAATAACGTGGAATGCTGAATAATCTTTTCCATCACCCCTAGCGACATCTGCTACTACTACATAATCTCTACTATAATTTGGCTGTTGCCATAACCAATAGTTTCCATCAAACCCACGCTTCTCAACGGGGTCTTGTACATATGTTTGTTCGTACCATTGTAGGAGTTCACCATCAACGACTGTATAACCAGATGAAATGAAATCACAATCACATTCCTGTGCTGCCATCTTCTCACCTAATAATTGTGTTTGTTTTTTTCTCCATGCTTCATCACGTTCAGGGTGTACAGTCCAATGTAATTTAACTGGATTCCAACCATCGCCAATTTCACCCTTCTGCCAAGTCTTATGAAAGAAGTTACCAACCCCATTCGGAGTTGATAATACAATTGCCTTTCCACCAGTCGAAAGTGTTGATTGAGCGGATGCCCATATCTCATCTACATTTTTAATAAATGCAGCCTCATCAATGATTAACATTGATAGTGCTTCGGACCGACCAGCATCACCACTAGCGGATGTTGCTTTAATCTGAGAACCATTACCTAATCTTAATGATAGTTTATTATCTTCAATAGTTTCACCCTTCAACCAAGATGGAAGGTTTTCGTGCATATATCGAACTTTAGTTACTAAGTTCTTTGCGACCTCTTGCTTAGTTGCGATTACTAATACGTTCTTGTCATCTTGAAATAACATCATCCACAAAGAGTACCCTGCTGATAATGTTGATATACCTAATTGACGTGATTTAAGAATTACATTGAATTGATGTTCATCGATATCACCCATAAGGTCTTCTTGAAATGGGAACAAGTCAAATAGAATCTTCCCACGTTTTGGATGTTGGATGTAACAATACTTTCTAAAAAAGTATATTGGGTTTTTAGCACATTTTACATATTCTTCACGAATAAGTTCTTTTATAGATTTACTCATAACTTACTTTTTGCCGAATTTCCACATCATTCTTGCAGAAATCACCGGCTCTAAGGATTGGTTCAACCCTATCCCCAATCCGTATATCCGTTTACGTCTACTTCTAAATAAAAGTTCTGCGCCGATATAACTGAATTGGTTTCTATTACCGGCTAATCCAATGCCTACATAAAACTCATGCTTACTAATTAATGAATCTCTTGTAATGGTTGTGGTTGGTAATAATAGATTTGGGGTGATTTGTCGAAAGACAATTGAGTTTCTACTAATTGTATCGTTTATTATGATGTTACCCAATGAATCTAAATTGATTGTGTCTGTGTAATGATATTTAGAATAATAATCTTTTAGAATAAATACAGTATCTATGCCAGCTGGTATCGTATCGTGTTTAGTTACGGTTTTGATTTTCCATTTTGGTATATAAACTAAACTATCAATCCTTAGAGTATCCCACCTTGTTTCAATTTTAGTAATAACTGCACCCTCAATAGTCTGTTCAGTTCTTTTATTGAATGGGTTTAAGTTAAATGATTGAAACGGACTTGAACATTGCTGTTGCAGTATAACTATTATAATTAAAACTGCTATTATTATACTTTTTAGATTACCGAAAATCTCTTTAATCATTATTTCTTAGTTGTAGTTTTTTTAGCTGGCTTTCTACCTCTACGTGGTTTACCTTTAACGGCACCAACTACATCTTTAGTTTGTTTTCTTACTTGCTTTACAGCATCAGTTACATCTTTAACTTCTTCTTTAACTCGCTTAACTCTACGTTTAACTTCAGTTTTAACTTTAGTTACTTCTTCTTTAACATCATCAATAGCATCTTCTACTATATCTGGAATACCATCACCATCTGAATCTTTTATTTTTTCTGACTTTGTAACGTATAATATTGATATCACACTTAGTATGACTAGTACTATAATAAAAATTGGGAATGTACTCATAATTCAATGTTTTTTTTAAAATTTGTTTATAGTAATAAATATGTAAAAGTTTTTTATTAATTCAACTACCACTTTCTACAAGACCAATAGTTTGCTTTCCATTTTGGGCCAGGGTTATCACAATTCATTCTTGCTCTAAATGATTTGCGAGCTGCAGGATTATCTTTTTTGATTACCATTCCCTTTTGACCAAAGTTTACTTTTACTACGTTACCTTTTTCATTGTTAACATAAACTTTAAACTTCTTAACATCACCTTGCATTGGTTTGTTAAGTTTAACTGTTCTACCTTGATATTCACCTTCTTCTATTACTTCAGAAGTATTTTCTTTCTTCATAAGTTTGAATGCCATAAGTCCCATACTAACAACACCACCATTAACAAACTTATCTTTATTAGATTGGCTTTTAAGTGCATCGTATACTTGAATCATTAGGTTTGCTGAATTCATATCAACTCGTATCTTTCTACCAGTCTTAGTATCTTTAATCAAATCGTTTTGTGAATCTTTTACGATTTTTCTTAATTGAGTAATTACTTCAGGTTCTTTAGCTTCATTGACTACTTCATTAGTAGGTTTTTTAATATCAACAATTGATGCACCCATATCCCCTATTGCAAAGTAGATATTGTTATTTCTATTATATAAATAGAATTTAACAGTTTTAGGTTTATCTTTTATTTGTAGTGTAATTCGTTCAACTTTCTGTTTACCAACTTTAGTCTTACCCTTACTAACTACAAATGATTTATACTCATCACCCTTTCGAATTGCTGAATCATATTTGATATCAATTAAGTCACCTTTATTTAAGCCTTTGTATATTTTTAATATATCAGATTTACGATTTGGATTTGCTTTATTAGTTGCAGCTTTGTCTTGGAAGTATTGCTCCATGTCTTTACCTTTCCATCTTTTGGTAAGTATTCTAGCTGTTTTAGTATTTTTGAACTCTGTAACTTTTTCTGTAATTTCCGTTTTTGCTGTGTTTAGAGCTTTAGCTGAATCGTTTGCCTCGTTAGTAGAGGTTAGTTCATTGATATAATTTGATACCCATTTATTATCCATAATGTAATCCTTAGTTTATATATGATGTCAATTCAAATTTGCCACTATCCATACCATATAATGATATTGATAATGCTTTTCTTTGTGGTTTGTCATTTTTAGATAATCCTACTGTAAATGAGTGTGTTTTGCCAACACTTGGTCTTAATCTACTATATCTACCACCATGTGTGATTTGAGTATTCCAATCATCTTCATCGATATCAAATCCCTTTTTCTCAGCCAAATTTCTGGCATAATCTGCAGCGGCTGATGCAGTTTTGAAGTATGTGTCTGCTGGTTTAACTTCCTTTAATAAATCTTTTAATTTAATCATTGATTACCTTATCTGTTTTTATATCCACTTTTAGCTTCTCTATAAAGTCTGTTTTAAACTTTTCAAATCCGTTATCAATTTTAGCAATTACATCTTCTTCTGAACCACCACTCCATTCTTCAATAGAACCATCTTCATTAATGAATGCTGCTTTAATTGTAGATTTTAAAACTTCCTTTTCAACTTCTGCGTTTGTTAACCACGCTTCCCCATTACTAAGTAACTTTTTTCTTTCGTACTCATCGTAATCACCTCCAAGCTTCATTGTGTGTTCCATATCCACAACACAATCTAAACACATACCATGATATGCTTTCATTTTTAAATCAGCCTGACTTGGTTCTATACAAGTACACGTTTCTTTATTACAATTTGGAAATGCTTTTAGGTCTTCTCTTAATTTTGCGAACTTACCAACTTTTACTCTGTATCCGTTTTTTTGTTCCCAAGATTGACCATCATCATCTATCCAAGTTTCACCGACTTCTTTTTTTACAAACTTTGCACCTTCAAACGATATGGTTTTCTTTGTTTGGGTTTTGTGTTCACCCAATAACATTTCGTTTACTGCTTTTATATTCTTTAATTTCTTACTCATAACTATGTTTGTTTTATATAAATATTATATTATTTAATTAAAAGTACATTAAACCAAGGATTTGATTCAAGCTGGCAAAACTTCCAGTAAGTTTGAAAGTATCTCCTTTGAAAACAAATACAATCCCTTCATTTGGTACTATCTTGTCTTTACCACCGATTGCTGCTAACCGTTCTAATTCCATTTTAAGTTTAGCAATCTTTTCAGGACTGCCTGATTTACTAACATCTTTAATCGTTTGGTCTAATCTCTTTTTCATATCCCTAACTGCTTTATCAGGGTTTACTGTAAGAACTGAACTCATAAATGATAGAACTTCTGCACCTACTCCTAAAAATATATCTTCAAATTTCCTAGTGTTTTCTTTTGCTAATTTAGTATGGTCTTTTTTATCTATCTTCTTTGCCCATTCTAATGTAGGTACATCTGATATGTTTTTCTTATCTAATCTAAACCCTTTATCGAAAAATGCCCATCTCTTAACTAATCCCATTTTGGTTTTGTTATCTAATGTTGATGGTGAATTTTTATCAACCCATTGCCCCCACCACGCCTGATGATAATCAGCTACACCATCGGAATCTTTTAATTTAAATTCAGATTGAACTTTTTTAAGTTGTGAATCAAACTTAGATTGCATTTTGGATAGTTCTTGATTCTTAGGTAGTTGAGTTACTGGTGGTCCTTGTATTGTGTATTTATCTGTAACGTTTTTGTTAACTTGCTTAATCATTCCAGCTAATATCTTTGCTGCATCTGCGTTTGCTCCAATTTGAACTCCATCATCATTAAACTCACCTGTGTTATGGAATACCAATAATGCTTGTCCATAAGGAACTACGTTTACCGATGAAGGCCATATGACTTCTAAGTTCATAAATGATGCACCTTGTTTAAATACCTTATCTCGTTGAGATGATGATAGTGATTTTATAGCATCGTTCAAATCCCTCATTGCGAAATTGTATGCATCGGTTAATCCACCTCTACCACTAAATTTAGATGCCATTCCACTTATATCTAAAGCGTTTTGACCTTTGTTCTTTAAGTGGCCTTTGTTTCGTGCTGCAATTAAACCTTTATCATCTCTCCAACTAACTGCTAATGCTTGTCCATCGGTTTTTTCTCTAGCTAATTCTAACTTACCATTTAATGCACCTCTGATGATTTGTTTTAAATCACCGAATGTTAAATTCATTTCAATATCAAATGGGTGATTCATATGTCCGTATGCTCCACCCTCTTTTATTAATTCACTATTTGGTGTGGTATTGGTTACCCATTCGAATACTTTTGCTCCATGCTTTTTAACAAATGCAGTCATATCAGATTTACCATCTACGAATTTAACGGTTGGGAGTTGCTTTTTGATATCTGCGACATCATCATCAGTCATATCATATGTTTTTAATATAACAGCATCTACTATTTTAATATCATTTAATACGATTTCATTATGGCCTTCGAATTTATCAACAAATTCACTATTATCCTTCATTGCCGCTAAAGCCTTTGCCTTATTCTTACCTACCATTTTGTAAAAGAAATCTATATACCCAGTAACCAACTTATTTTTTTCGCCTGATGATAATGGTTTGTTTGAATTGCGGTAGTCATAATCATATGATTTTTGTAGTAGTGCATCCAATGTTTTATTTCCTGAAACCATATTGTACCAATCCTTTCCACCGATACCTACAAATTTCATTGTGCCACCCCAACGTCTGCCTGATTTATCTGGATATGTAAATGCATCTCCGTAATCATCCAATAACACTTGTCCATTTACTGCTACTAATATACCACCACCTGTTAAAACACCACCACCGGTATGTAATTCGCTATCACCGGTTACTTTGGAAAACGTTGAGATTGATTTCTTAGTTCCTTGTAACTTTAATAACTTTTTATAACCTTCAATATCAGTTGCATGTAATGTGGTTTTTCGTATTCCACCAGTCATCTTATTTACAAGTGGTGCTGATATTGGTACTTCGCCATACTTCACCATATCCAATGCAGACGCACCAGCAATCTTATTATTATGATAGAAATATTTACCGTATGCACCATTTTTATCACGTGCATCATATCTATAAAATTCACCAGGTGGTTTTTTCCCAGCCTCTACTATTAAGTTTTCTTTTAGTTTTTCGGTTTCAGTATCACGTGTTATGTTTGGTGTTTCTACTTTTCTTGGTTCGTTTTTAGAACTTTCAATAGAATCATCTGCATCTAAGAAATCTACTAAAGTATAACCCACTGTCGTTGCTATTTTTGTAATATGAGATTTCCATTTCTTATATGCCGCGTTTCCTTTAAAATCATCGTATCGTTGAGATTGTGCATCCAATCCAGCTACGCCTGATGGGAAGAATGATACAGGGTGCTTATCAGCTAAAGTACGAGCTTCATCTGCAAATATACTATCTTCGGTATCCATTATATAATCAACAACTTGCCATCCTAATGCGGTTGCAGTTGCATCACTAATAGATTTATATGATTTGAAATTACCATAGAATGAGCCAGGCCCATCATCAACACCTTGTGTATTTCCACCTATTGCAGTTGCAGATGAATTTGAACCTTCTGATAATAGTTTATTAAAATCAAAAGTAGATAAGAAAGATTCCATTGTAGATTCCACCTTAACCAATTTATCACTTACTAATTTAAATATTTTTGGGTCGAATTTACCATATGCTTTTTTGAAACCAGATTTTCGTTGGGTTTCTGAACCTTTTGCTAACCAATCACGAACATCAGTTCCGCTAATTGCGTTGGGTTGTGCAGGTGCTACATAAACGTATCCCTTTTCTTTATATCCTTGCTGAACTTTATCAGGGTGGTATGGCTCGTAGTATTTACCTTTTAATCGGTATCTATCCTTTTCACCAACTACACTTATAAGTGCGGTTGTATCTTCTGGAAACTTACCAATGATTTCAGATGGGGCGTATGGGTTTTTAATTTGAATGATTTTATTCGATGAGATTCCAAACATCTTCATCATTATAGTTTTCTTTTCATTAAACTTAAATGGTGATTTAATATTATCAGTTTTATTAGATGTACCAATATAAACATTACTACTACCAAAATGCTTTACCAAATTCATATAAGTAGCATAATGCCCTTTATGGAATGGTTGGAATCTTCCAGAGTAAACTACAACTTTCTTATCTATATTTTCTGTTAAGACTTCCTTAACCCAATTTTTCATTAAATTTCCCATATCAATAAATATCCTTTAATTAACTGAACCACTTTCTAAAGTTTCAATTCTGGTTTGTAGTTTGTTTATTATGTTACTTTGTTCTTGCACTGCCTTTATTAGAGGTGATATAAATTCACTATATCTCAGCGATAAATAGTTACCATCAGTATCATATCCACCAAAGTTATGAACATCAAATTCAGCGAGTGATTGTGATACTTCCTGTGCAATTAACCCATAATGTGTTTTATCATCACTCATATTGTATTTTACAGGTTTAAGTGAATCTATAAAACTCAATCCTAAATCTGATATTTCAATATTTGATTTTAATCTTCTATCAGAAAGTGTTGATACTGCATCTTTTAAATATGCAGTCTTCCATCTCTGTGTAGGTGTACCTAATGTATAACTAGCAGTAGGGGCGCCGGATGGGTCTGTTGCTGAATTAAAAATTGATGATGTTACTATTGGTGCAAAGTTACCTTTATGTGCAGTAGTTTCTTTACCATCCCATGTAAGGTATGTATCTTTAAAGTGAATTGTTTGTGTATCGATTGATGCAATTCTAACAGGCTCTACCAATCTCATTTCGGTAAGTGCGAATCCCAATGGCTTATTCCAATTCGGAACGTTGGGGTGAAGTGTGGTTTCTGGCACATTACCCAACGAACCACTATATCTCATACTTAATTTTACTTTGAAAACTTCTTCTATAGATGATGATACAGTAGGCGTTGCATTTATTGATAATATATCCGTAAGTGGAATATCAAATACTACCCAATTTTTATGAGTTGCGTTTTCATCTTGATATGTTTTTGTAAAGAATGTTTTTGAACCCGATATTATATCTACTTGATATGTTGGATTGAATCCTGTGAATCCCATTGGGTATGGGTGTGTTGTTCCCCTAACACCAAATTGTAAATGTGAGTTTTTAACTCCACCATCTAAATTCAATGATTGTGAAATATTAATAAGTTCGGATGTGATAGTACTGTTTATGGATTGGGATACATTACTTCCTGTAATATCATTAAATATTAACTGCGTTCCTATTGAACCAATTGATAGAGATGCTGATGCAGCTGCTACATCTAATACGTTTTCAGAATTTACATATTTGTAATCATTACCAACACCACTTATATTATACCAACTTTTAAATTCAGGTGGATAACCTACTCCATCATGTGATGAGCCTGTTACTAAAAATTGTTTTTGTAATGCAATTGGTCCTCCTATAATCCAACTACCATGCGAGCCAATTAGTGTATTTGATGCATCTCCACCATCTTGACTAAACTTAGTATCGGATGGTGATTTTGACCATGCTTCTACAAACGGTAATTGATATCTAACACCAACTGCATTATTGTTAATTACACCAGTTTCTACAATTTTACCACCTAAGTAAGTATCTTGCATAAAACCACTACTAGCTCTGATATCACCCTTTACTGTTAAATTCTTATTACTTAGGTCAAATAATGATGATGATATACTAAATTCAGTTTCGTTACCAAGTATCTTACCATTTGGATTTGAAAATTCAAATTTGTTTGCGTTTATATTTAATGCAGAGCCTGATATAACACCTCCTGAAAAGTTTACGTTAGAACCCGTTATATCTCCATTATCATCTAAGATGAAATTTGATGATGATATAATACCACTACCACTAATACTAAATGTTACTTTTTCAACAAATGAGCCTGATAGTGAACCAACTGATGCTATTGCCCCAATACCACCATTAAATGTTAATACTTCTTCGTATTCAACAATAGGTTCATAAGCTTGAGTTGTTCTATCATAAGTTCCGACTTGAGCATTTTCATAAACATCACCTGAGCCTGTTAAATGTGCATATTCAGCTGCGGTTAAATCGGTTAGAACTCTAGTCGCATCTATTCTAGATGTTATATTTACAGCTCGACCTACTGGCCCTATGATGAGCGAACCAAATTTGCCACCAGCTGCTAGATTTGGTTGGAATGAACCACTTTCAGCAATCTCTAATGGCCAGATTGAATCGAATAAATTTACTTCTGATGATAATGTATTTTTCTTTAGTGCATGATTATGATAAAATGTTAGTGGAAGTCCTGCAATGGAGCGGCCGTTAGCCGGGTCGGTACTATGGGCAGAAGTACTTGCTATACCATCGTATTTTAAGCTTTCTTCCTTTATTTTCATTTCAGTCCAAGAAACACCTGCATAAGACCCACCTGTAGTGGCGGTATCTAAACTTCCTGTTTCGATGGTATGGTTATCAAACGTATCAAGTATAGCAGCTGCGGCAGGATTAATAAAGTATCCTGGTGCTAATGGTGCAGCGAAAATTCCACCTTGTTGATAGTTTATATTTTCGTTGTAATCTCGGAGTCCACCACCTTCTTGAAAGATATTATATAACGTAGGTCCACTAATATTAAAAGGTGATATAGCTACAACTGGGGCAATTGATGCGGTGATGATATGGCCGTTTTCAAACTCGTCATCATACCTTGCAGAATCGGAAGCTCCTTGTAAGTCTGCCGAATGGACTGTATCGTTATATTCTTTCTGGTTATCAAATCCAAGTGATGCGGTAAGGTTGGCCGCGAACGAAAACATAGATGATGATAAAATATTATATTCAGCTATACTCAACTTAGCTGGAACAGTTGTTGATTCGGGTGCAAACAGGCCTGTTCCTCCAAAGTTATACCCGTCATCATCAGCCCTTGAAGATGATAAAAAGAAGGTATGAGTGGCATTACCGGCTGCTGCATCAATTGCAAAACTACCACTAGCTACCCATAGGAATGGCGCGGTTGGATTACTACCATCAGAGCCAGTCCAAAATTGATTTATAAAATCTATATGTGGTTGGGTAGTATTTACCATTGTAGCGAACCCTGTGTTGAATGGATTTAATGGGTTTCCCGCGGTATATTCAGAAATGAAGGTGAAAAAACCAGGATTATTATCATATATAGTATCCATGTTTCCCTGAATACCAGCTGAATTTATACCAACATCACCTGATGCTGATACTGGTATGGCACGTACGCTGCTGGTTGTGAGTGTATTTAAGAATTCTATGTTGGGTTTAACATATAATTCTAAATCTTCATTTATATCAGAGTTAAAATTAATTCTATCATTCAGACTAATATCTACAAAGTTTCTTGCATCAAATGGG